GAAAGACTGCTAATCTAAAATAGGTCAATTTCAATAATTTATGTTTACTTTCGTTATACTGGAAATTCTTGCAAATGACATATCTGTCAAATGACGTAACGTTACTTGTATTTGGTTTCAAAACGTACGTTTTCTCAAACAATGATGATAATGTAAACAATACGTCAACAACTGGTTTATGAAAAACATGATTAATCTTTATAATGCAGCACCCCCTGACCGCCTGATTTCGCAATATCACCATCACGCTTTCAATTAGCGAATACATATACGCATTTAAATCCACCGTTTTTGTTTCCAGAAATAAAAAGTGAAACTTGCCGTCTCCAATAGATTTAATGGTGTCATCGTTTATTTCGTCATAGTACTGTATCTCGTCGCTATAGCTTTCGCGAAGCATTTCAAAACACTCAATTGTATCACTGCAGTTGGGAGTTACGTGCAGCGTTTTAATAGGTTCTGCTCTGTACGACTCCAGCACGTTTAGCGTTGTAATCACTTCAAGAAAATCATAGAACAAATTTGATTTCGGTTTCAATTTACTAACCGAGAAATTAGACCCGGGCACCTTAGAAAAAATGTATTCGTATGGGTTCACAAGACGCGCCAGCTCAGTTTGCATGTTGCACGACGGGTCATGTTCCTCCCTACAAATGCAAGCAATCTTTTGGTTTACATCAGCATAATAATTATATAGGCTTTGTGATAGGTATAGAAGGGGGTCGTGGTCGCTGCTATCTCTGGGACACACTTCAATATTATTGTGAATTTTTGGTAATATATAATAACTCATAGGTTTATTATTATATATTAGGCAATTTATTTAAGTTCGTTATTCAATATTATACTTAAGCGTCTTCGTCGTCATCGTCATCGTCACTTTCAATAACAAGGGCCTTTTTCGTGACCTTTTTCACGGCTTTTGCTTTTGATGCCTTGGTCGCCTTTGTGGGAATCGGTGTATCATCAATGGCGTCGGTAGCTGCAACAAGCAATAATTTTTTACTCAGCTTGCGAACCTTGGGTTTAATCGCGGCAACCTCTTCTACTGCAACTTCTTGAGCGTGTTTAGTCTCATCCACGCTTCTTGATGCTGCAGTATCCGCATACTCGCCAAGTTCAAGTTTCACATCATCTAAGTTAACCGTTCTAATTTTTTTATACACGAAATATCTGTTTAAGAACGAGATTTTCTTTTCGTACCCGCTCATAGATGACGCCTTCTCATAGTCCTTTGCCTTGAATTTATTCTTGGCAATTTCATCCATCATGTATAAGAATAGTTCGCTGAACAGGCCTGACCCGTCCGGTAGACCCATATCCTTGGCCTCATCGCGGGATACCAATTCAAACCCGTAGGCACTCATCACGCGGTTCAAATAGTCAAAGTTCACCAAGTATTCAGACACTGTTTGGTTAATAGATTCCTGGTACACATCAATTCTATAGCCAATAGAACTGGAGTTATCCTCAAATGTATCCGAACCATATCCACGCGTAACCTCCCAGATCTTTTTACCGTCTTCAACAATTTTAACGCTGTCTCCGGGAGCAGTTTTCCGAAGTTCATTAAACACCAATTTGCCGTCATATGCAGTTCCAATGAAATATCCGTTTTGTTTTGTGCACTCTGCAATATTTTTCATGAACCCCTTCAAGGTGTCCGGGTCCTCAAAGAAGTAATGTATCGCAAATTGGCAAGATGACACATTAAACCCGTCCACACCCTTGCCGTATTGTCGCGCGACTCCTTTGCCAATTTTGTCGGCATCCTTGGGGCCGTTACCAAATACCGCTGCCGTAACTTGTTTTGCGCGGTCACTCAACATGGCGCTTCCGTCTTTAATATTGTAGGCGCTGTTTCCGTTGACGAATAGCGCATAAGGCACATGCTTGTTGGTCTTTTTAGATTTTAGGAATCGCGCGCATGCACCATCAAGGCGATTTTCCAGATTATCCTTTGATATGTCAACACCGAAGACAAATGACAGCTTTGCATTAATCCACTTTGGCAAATCGCCCGCTTTACCGCATGCAAAGTCAACCAAAGTGTCCCCTTGCTTTGATGCACAGACTATCAGCATTTTCTTAACGTATAGATTATGAAAGTTCTTCATGGCCTCCGTCTTAAATTTTCCGGCAGACGCGTTGTAATATACGTCCTCGCTTACGCTTACATTCGGAATGTTTAATCCGGTTGATAACATGTACTCGTCAATTCTTCCACTTGGGTGAATTGATTTCCAGTTCTCATTGCACACCTTATAGGCGTTACCGTATTCCTTCTCACCTCGCCGCAACTTCGCAGTCTTATCGTGGCGGACTCTTAGAGGAATCCATCGCCACCCCTCCTCCTTGTCAAGGTCGTATCTAAACTCCACAATGGTGTTATCTTCAAACACGTCATTCTCCTCGGAGAACATTTTCTTACCACCTGCACCGTCCATGCGCAACATTATGTTACACAAACCGGCATTAGCGTCATATGGTTCCGTGGGGTAAAATCGCATAGGAACGTAGTCATTATCCTGGCGGTCTGCAAAGCGGGTACCGGCCTCGGGTAGCTTATCGTCAATTACGTCCTGGCACGGATTAATAAACCCATCCTTTGATTCTTTAAATCCGCACCGCAATTCTATCATTTTATACTCTTGGTATTGAACCGCGATGGTAGTGTTTGTCCCGTCTTCATATAATGACTTGATTACATCGTCTCCGTTGGGATTTTTGACCGTGGTAATTAAGAAGTCAATCGTGTTGTATTGCGGGGGCTTCCACTTGAAGGATTGTTCCCACGTTATCTTGGTCTTTGGTCCGGCCTTGCCGATTTCATCGGTTCCTACACCATAGTAGGCGTGTGTAAATATGAGTCCGTCCGTTGTGTATTCAAACCGCCCCTCGCGCTCTTTTTGCAAAATTGTGTCGCAACCGTCAAATATGGACTGCTTCTCGCTCATCGGAAAGAACTCCTTTACCGAGAATCGCATGGGGGAGTTTTGGTCGCGGTCTTGACCGGTTCGAGTTACAGGATTTTTCGCGTCATATTTTACGTTTATGATGGATACCGCATTTAAGTGTTGTTCAACATACTTGAGTATCTGGTATCGCGACTTATAAATGTCTTTTTCGCCGGCGGCCAACATGAACGTGTAAGCCCGCACGTCCTGGTTTTTAATATAATAAATATCAAATGCAGCATACAAGTTGATGAATTTCCCGTTTTTATCGTGCATAATCAATTCGCCGTCTAATATTGCATTAAAGCACTCCTGGTTAGCCGTCTTTGCGCCGGTAAATATAATGTCCATGTTTGTATTTATGAGGTAAATCTTGCCTTCATTTGAAATAAACATGAGGTGTCTGTCTCCGTCCGCCTTCTCTGTCACCACAAAGCCCTTGCGTATATTCACCTCGGTCGTATTCTCATCAAATGGCGCAATATTTTTAAGCTGCAGCGTAATTGAGTTGGGGCCAATGAAATTTTTACTGGAAATGAACCGGTTAGGTTCCTGTTCCTCCTTCCATATCATTTTCATATAAGAGTCGGTAACGACCTTTTGCTCAGGGTAAGAAACCGGATAGTTTGTTCCTTGGAGACCACTGAGGACGTACTTGATTACCTTTCTTAGCGAATCAACAATCATCTTGGGGTTATTGAATTTTGTTGTGGGGCCGATCTTTTTGTTATTGATCTCAATTTCAAGTTCAAAAACCTCTGGATTATTGAAGATGTTTGATTCCTCCAGTGTGTAGACGCGGATCATGGGTCCACGATTTTCGCGACCGTATCTATCCGGTGATCTGTTGCCAAACTTTGTTATGCTAACATCAACAATGAATGGATGGTCTGGGTGCTCAAAGGAAACGCGGTTAATAAAACGAAACTCCTTCTTTGATTTTCGCCAATTATCAATTACAAATGTCTTCAGACCCGCCTTTATTTTTTCTTCTGTTTGGTAGGAAACTCTAAAATTAAAATCGTCAAAGTCTACAGGGTATATCTTTTCCTTGTTAATGAACCCGGGTTTCTTATGTATAAAGTCAATGGAAACCGGATTAGAGTTGTAGAGTGATTTTAGATCGTTTGTTTTACAAAATTCTTGAATAACATGCAAACCCTTAATCTCCGTTCGGATATCGGACAACTTAAATCTGCCTGTTGCGCTATCAAGAAACTCACAATTTACGCGCATGTAGTACTCGCCATTGCTGTCACCGACCAGATTAAACCCGGATGATTTTAGCTTCTTGATTACATTGTCGTAGTCGTTGCGGGACAAACTTTTGACGCCCTTTGTGCCAAACCTTACTTCCAATTCGTGGTTGAGAGCGGGGTTGTAGCTATATGGGTTAACGTTGTAATACTGCTTTATTAGATCATCGAACCGGTCCTGTGGCGTCTTCCGCGTGTTAGTCATTTCCTTAATTTCTTCTTCGCTCACTTCACCTTCTTCTCGTCCTTCCCGAAAGATTTCGGCGGGGGCCATCACTACCGGTTGCTGTTGCTGCGGCGGCGGCTCTGTAGGGGACTGAGGTCGGTTGTCTATGTTAACCGGCTTTTCTACCTGTGAAGGTAGGCGCGAGTCCTTGCTGGATTCTGACGACCAATCTTTGCTGGGAGGCTTAGGCTTAAACTTAGATGCAGATGAGCTGGTATTGCTGGCGCTTTTACTATCGGCTTTACTCTCCTTTGGAAATACATCTCTTATTTCATCAATGCTTTTAACCAATGTATTTAAGCCCGGCTCGCCCATCGACTCAAGTTTATCCTCTAAATTAGCGATGACCGATTTACTTGCAGAACTCATTGTTATATTATACAAAGACATATTTTTAAATTGTTGTTCATTTTTTTTTATATTTCAATCTAAAAATATTGAACAATAGATTCGTACAAATCATTTTTGCTTTTATTCTTTCCGGTTTCCTTATTTGTTATTGCGATATCCAGTTTGCCGCATATATCAATAAGGTCCTGGAGTTTGTATGCCGATGCAGCCCTGATTGGTTTATCAACCACCTCTAATTTATAAAGAGTGTTTCTAATGACATCAAGAACCGGCGCCGTTGATAGTTCAAACCCATATTTTTTGTGATATTTGTTGGCCTGGGATTGTATTTCGCGTACAATATAAATCACTCCAGAGTCATTCATCATTGCCTCGTAATACGTCTTGTTACTCACATACACAACATTAATATTCTCAATTGCGCATAGGGAAAGGAACGTTTTTAGGCTTAGATTATCGTCATTTGCCAAGTTGCTCTCAAGATTGATAATGGTGTCAAACTTGTACATTTTGACAATATCCTTATTTTTTCTGATTACCGAAACCAGCTCAATTTTTTGTTGTTTTGCCACGAGCGAATTCTTATTATTCAGCGTTTCATAACTTGCGTCGCCATTTTTTAGAATATAGTAGCACCAAAAAAGGCTGTCTTGCTGCGCCGGAACAAATAGCGCGGGTTGGAAAGCGACCTTCTGAATGACTCGTGGTTTTTCGGCCTTGACTTGTTGCGATTGTGACGACAATTTCATCTTTAGTAGTTTATCAACATGACCTTCGTCTAAAATATAATCTTGTAATTCATCTAATACATCATTATATGCTAACATATTTACTTGCCTGCTATTATTTTGTGATTATCTTTAATATCTTTTGAGAAATATGTATTTCTGTAGTCGTCCTTCTGCTTTTCAATGGAGTTCAATGTGATCTCTTGGGTGGTCACGTACTTGATATATATCAATAGTTCATCAAGAATTCCCTTACTGATTTCTGTTAGATTGATGTGCACCCCATATTTATTTTCATTTAGTGTTACGTCATTGTGTCTATTGAGTATTCGGAGCACCTCAATCTGATTGAACTTGTTCATGTTCTCAATTGTTTCGCGGATATAGTTAAGCTCGCTGACCGAAAAATTATTTACGCTGTTTGTTGAAAGAATCGCCTCCATTTACTTGAATATAGGGCGTTGCTTTTAAACCTTTTTACGATGTTTCCTTTTCTTCCTCTTCATTTTCTTCCTCTTCCAAAGCTAAATAATATTCTATGTCATCGCCTGTCCAACCATTATTACTATATTCTTTCCACAATTCTTCAAAACAACATTGACACCATAATTTGTCGTCTTCTTCCTCCTTTGTTATAATATATATATTATCTTTGTTACAGTTTATTTCGCCATTGCATTCCTCACATATTCCAATATCCAGATTATTATTTTCTTGAATAGGTTCTTCGGGGTTCATTAATAAGGTAATATAATTATTTGTTTTTATATGATTTTCAATAAAAAACAAATGTACAGTTAAAATTTATACAATGGATGAAACAACCGGATGTTATAATTTGTCAGGTGAATGTTTGCATGGTTAAGGCTCAATAACAAGTCTTGGTTTTGCTTGTGGTTTTTGACGCGGGGTCTCCTTGTCGCGGACAAGCTCGCCAATAATGGAAATATATTTATCGTGTAGTTCAAATCGCTGACCAATCACCTTGACGTTCAGTTTGTCTCCCTCTTTAATTTCGTTAAACTGCGACGACGAATAATGGTGGTCCTTTGCGATAAATACAATAATCGGCGACGGGACTTCATTTGCACTTTCGCAGCGGATTCCGGCCTTTGTAATATTTTTAGCGACGCAGGGAATAAGCATTCCTTCAACTGGGAAACAAACGTCACACTCAAACACGGTTTCAAACATGATGCAATTTCCGCGCTCAATAGTTCCGCTTGAATGTGTAATGATTTGCGCCGAATTCGGTTTAATGTACCCCTCTACAACACACTTGCCTTCAAAATTCGTTTTGATGTTTTCTTCAATATTTTCCTTTAAATTCTTACTGATAGCGGTAATCGGCAAGACGAATTTTCTTGTAAGTAAACACCTGGAGTAAACAGACTGCATTCTGTTATCTCTCCTTCGTTTTTGTTGAGCAGGCCTCGCGATGGGTTCCATTATACTCTATATACATATTATCTTTTAATTAATATTTCATTCAATTTTATTTCCTTTTATTTCAACTATATTTAATTTTCAAATATACTTGAAACATCTTACTTCCGTTTACATTTGCTACGAAGTGAACGCATACTCTTGAACGTTTTTATTTCAAAATAAAATGATACGTTAAAAAACTTGTTAATCCAAACAATACGTCAATAAATAAATATATCCATGCATTTTTGTTTCCATTTATTGCATTGTACGAAAATAACAAATAAAGTAACGCATGAATCGGTCGTAAATTATTCCACCAAATTTTCTCACCAAAAACTTCAGCCCCCGTTTGTCTTGCGCCAGTTAAATAAATATAAATAAATCCAAACGCCGGCAGTAGTAATAAATATCCCATATATTTCAAAAATGTAACATTAATATTTTTAGCAATATATACAAGCAATAATCTTGTGCCAATACATCCAACTAAAAATAACAAAAACCGTTTTTGTATTGTATTCATATACATTTATACAATATAATAAATTATTTACATTGCATAAATTTGTATAAATTAGCTATTTGTTCCCTCATTTATACGAAAACAGTGTACAGTTTATGTATTAGCGCCATTTCGGGGGTAAGAAACCATTTCTTGCCGTCCTTTTGAATCGCATTGAAATACCTCAAAATAAACTCTTGAAGAACGCACAGCTCCACATGACCAATTGCATCACTTATAACATTTCCTTCTTCGTCTTTTTTGGCCCGCGTGTTTTCGGTAGTATACTTGGTCTCGCCGAGAATTTCGTTCAACTTTTGAATTGTTTTGATTTTGCCCGCCTCGTCGCATCGTGCACCCGTGTCGCGTTTTGCAGTAATCACCTTTGTCTTAAAAACCATGTAATTGTTATTTTTGCCGTATCCAATGAAGCCCACGATCTTATTATAGTTTTCAACGTTGAATATTAAAAACTCCTTCATATTCTTTGACATGTTAATTTCACGGTAATCTTCGGGCTCGGCTTCAGTCCATGTGTTGCGGTCATTTAGAACCATGAGAGCTGGACGGGTTAACTTGTACATGGCATATGCTTTGGCGCTGCCAGTATCAACGCTATTTGTTTCAAAATACATCTTCGCATACCATTCAACGGTGTTTTCCGTTATATTGTCTAATGAATACAGGTAATTTAATAGCGACAGTTTGTCGTCAAATAGCAGGAGATCTATCATGTGCGCAACCAAAAAGTTCGTAAACAATTTATCCTTTTTTGCTTCTGGGTATTCGGTGTACATTTTTCTTATAACAACGCCGCTGTGTTTATACCAGTCATCGTCTCCTCTGGGAACCTTCATTGATTTCTTGCTGTACTCAATGCTTTTATTGAAATTTATTTTCATTTCGTCAATTATTCGTTCTCCTTCTGGAAAGCTACCTGGTCCTTCTTCTTCTTCTTTCTCAATAACGAGTTTCGCCATATTTCTCTTATCAATAACCGGCTTCATAATATTTTGTTTAATTTCAAAATTAATCATGCTATGTTTGTAGTCAATTGGAACCGACCTGTCAAATATAGACGCATTTTTGTTTTGGAGCTCCACCGGCTGGAATAAATAGTATTCGCCAATATTTACCAGGCGCCCATTTCTGCCGTATTTGTCCGCAATAAATTCATTCTCGTCGTCAATCAGTTTCGTTAGTGCAGCATAAATTTGAATATACGGATATTCCTTGGGAGTTCTAATTTTTCTAAGTAGTACGTCCTTCTTGTAAAAGAAACTCTCCTTCATTAACATGCGGATGCGTTGCAAAATCTTCTCAAAATTCATGACGATAAAGGCCTCGCTGTACGTGTCCTCGTTTAGGTCCCCTTCTTCAATATCTTTATCTGGACGACAATCATAATTGCACTCGGCCATGTAGTCGCATGCGGGAGAAAATGGTGCGTCGCCAACCTTAAAATCGTTTAAAACTAATCCGGTTGATAGTTCTTGGGTGATTGACTCCTTGAGGAATTTGCTCATCGTTTTCTGAGTAAAACCGGTCTGATCGTGATTGATGATGCAATCAACCGCTGTTTCCTTTAAAACCCGGGTCACCTTACCAATCTGAACCGCCTTGAATTCTGCCACACGATATACGTACAAATCGGCGGCTTCTTCCTTGTTGTCTCCCAAAATAGAACCATACATGAAAATTTCCACATTGCGCTTCTCAAATGGCAGGTCCTTGTGTGACAAGTTACGGACGGCGCGGCCAATAACCTGTTCTGCGCGGTTTGTGTTGTACCAGGGGTCTAAAATATGAACTTGACGAATAAACTTCAAGTCTATGCCCTCGGATCCGGCCTTGGATATCAGCACAACCTTTACCTTATTTCCATCCTTGTTGTCTTCGTTGGTTAGTCCGTTGACTTCAAAGTTGTTATCGGGAGACAATCGCGAGTCTCCAGTAATCATCGCATAACGCGCGGGCTTAAAGTTCTTTTTATCGGCGGGCTTCTTCATTGTTCTAACATCTACGACATCAGTTGGTTTGTTTTTAAAGAGTGGTTTTGCTCCTTGATTACCGTAACGAGTAAAGCCCATTTCCTCCAGAGCCAATGCCATTGGAACTAATCCGCTGTCAATGTACTGTGAATAAATCAAAATGATTCCTTCAGAAACTGCTCCGGTTTCGGGGTTTACTATGCTGTCCAGGATACTTTTAATTTTTGCACTGTATGCGCCAATTGTATCGGCAGAGAAAATCCGACCATAATGTTCTATTGTGGAGGCCTTGTATTCAAAATCACCCTTTGTAGGCGGGGATTTGTTGTCTACAAAATTCATCATCCGCTCCAGCCCCTGTTTTCCAGTAAGTTGGCGTGGGTCAATCGTAATCTTATCTTTGGTGACACTGTCTTTACTGGTTGGCGTGCTGTCTCCCCCGTTTATCTCTCTATCTTGTGGCCCAGGTTCTTCTTCTATCTTTTCTTCTTCCTTCTCCATTTCTACAGGTTCCTCATCCTCATCCTCATTAGATGCAGACTCTGAAAAACTGGGAGCCAATTCTTCCGATAGTGATTCGGTGGGCATCCGGTCTAACGCGGCCTTTAACCCACGAATGGGGTAAGAAATAATAAGGGACTCAAGCGGCACTTGCAATAACGTGTATCCGAATGACTCCATATTCTCAAAACTTGGTAATTCCTTTACGATGCCAGTTCGTGTCGTTATTGAAAACTGTTTATTCCGCAGCTGATGAATAATATAGCGGTATGCACAGAATTGGCACTTTCCACATGTCTGACATTCGGCCAACTTTACCAGATACAAGCTCAAAATACGCTTCTTGTCTTCGTGCTTAATTTTTTTAAGGTTCATCTGATAAGAAGGGTATTGGATTGCAGGGAATGTGTGGTCCTTTGCAAATTCACTTGGATAAACTCGGTAAGGGAATGTATAAGGGTTTTCGCCTCTAACGAACGAAACATAGCCAGTAGCCTTCCTTGTCAGTATCTCCTCGCCATTCTTTTTAAAGTTACCATTTTTATCAAAAATATCCTTGGTTTCAATTCTACCTCTTCGGTCATTTGTATTCATTAGGTTAAGCATCCACACAATTTCCTTGTAACTATTGTACATGGGGGTAGCAGAGAGAAGTAAGAAACGCATGTTCTTCGCAGCCCGCACAAGTAACTCAAGATTGATGGCCACCTTTTTATTCGAATTATCGTCTGTTTTACGAATATTATGAACCTCGTCAATCACAATCAGTCTGTTGTCAAATTCGTTACGGAGGCGCTTAATAATTCTACTATTCAGTTCAATCTTAACGTCCTTAAGCATCTGTGTTTTTCGCTTTTCGTTAGTCCTCTTAGCACGCTGCTTCTCCATCTCCTCATTATAGTTCATAGTTTTGATAATGTAGTTTGCGAACTGCACGTAACCAAGGAAGATATAGTAGGTATTAATTATATTCTTGATTTGGCTTATTATCTTTTCTCTCGGCATTCCCTTCATATTCATCGGATTAATCTCCTGAAGCAACTTGTTGCCTGTGCACGCTCTAATATTCCAAAGGCCGTCTACCTCCTTTAGCTTTCTCTCGTCAAATAATTGTAGCTTAAAGTTGTCCTGTACGTTTTCGGAGGCAACAATTATGATTCGCTTTGTAATTCCCATCTGTTTCATATAGTCTCGCATTTCTTCGCAAACCCCAATGGCGCTGCATGTTTTACCTGTTCCTAATCCATGGTAAAGCAGTAAACTGTTATATGGCGTCTGAAAGGACATAAAGTTTTTCACAAATGCCTGATGAGGTTGCAATTCAAAATCAGCGTTTGCTAGAATATCCGCTTGCTCCTTAATTGATGTCTGGAAGTCTGGGCCTTCATACTTTGTATCGTTAAACTCTTTCTTGGTCGCAATTTTGACATTAAAAAGGGTATCGCTTAAGCTGGGATACAAAAACGGGTCTTCGTCTGGGTGCTCGTCAAGATAGTTTCGTTCTACCAGCTCTCGTTTGAGCAAAAACTTATTGCAATCTGGGGTATAGTAGTTTTCATCTGTGCAATTTAGTTTATCGTAGTCCGCTTCCAAGTCATCCGCTGGCATATCAGAAGCATTTAATACAGTGGAGTTGCTTGGCTGCTCAGAAGACGCTGTTGGAACAGACTCTTCATTTGCCACGGAACCCGGCTGCTCAACGCCCCTGGTTGAAACGGAGTCACTATTGGAATCATCTATAATTAGCCGTTTTGTTTTTTGTGGATTTTCTGTCATATTACTATATATTATGAATATAATCTATATTCTTGTAAAACTTTATTAATATTTGCAATTAACTGTTTTTTTTCTAAATTATATGGTCTTATAACTGCTAAACAATCGTCAATTGTTTTCCATTCCAATTTACTTACCTCGGTTATTTGAAAATTGTCAAGGTAATCTTCCATTTCGGCCATGTGTGCCAAAAAATATTTGTGTTTATATGATTTATAATTTGTTCCAATAAAGATCTCTTCAAACGGCAACACATTTTCCACAAGCGAAACTGCGCCTGCCGATATACCAGTCTCCTCTTCAAATTCTCTTAAGGCACATTCAACGTCCCGCTCCTTAAAATTGCGGCGCCCCTTGGGGAACTCCCACTCTGGTTCCAGCCAACTGGTCGTACTTCTCTGCACAATGTCGTTTAGGGTAACAATCTCATTGTTTATATTAACCCCCTCTCTAATTAACTCTATTTTCTTTAACGAGGCCATTTCCTCGTTTTTATATTGCCCGCTGTTTGTTCCTCCCCACATTGTTTTCCATAATTCGTCAAACGGTTTGGTTAAAATATTGTGCTTTTCCTCTACCGACATTTCATTTACAATATTTTGGATCTGGTAGATGTTGTACGGCGAATACTTGCCGCGGATAAAGTCAATATAACCAAAACTATCCTTCCGGCGTATCATTAAGAACTGTAGTCCGTATTCACTGTGTCTAAATACAACAACGCCGTAGCTGATGATAGGCAGTTTGCATTGATGAAACGAATGGCCTTGTTTGCCACAGTTATTACACGTGTTTGTATTTGCGTTGGGGTTTGCGTTTGGGGTTATATTCATGCTCATATTTGTATTCATATTTGTGGGTTTGTTCATATCAATATATCTATTATAATAATGGCATTATGTTTAAATGCTATTTTCAGTATTATTTTACGCGAATATAATATAATGTCCGGGAGTGGTTTGTTTAACTTAGGTTTGAATCAAAAACGTTTTGGTGGGAATAATAAAATAGCCACGGTTTCCGTTAAATTGGGCTCTACTAAGGGGAGAGGCTCATCTACGCGCATGTTTAACTGGTGTGTCAGAAATTCTCCAGCTCCCTCGTTGTGTATTAAATCATTTACAAATTTTTCGTAATAAATATCAAATAAATTAACCAAGAAACATATAGTTTAATACTCAATATTTTTATAGTATAAAATATTAATGCCGGCGGTATATTTAGACCCGAAAGTATGGGGGCCTCATTATTGGTTTTTTTTACATACACTAGCAATGACGTATCCCCATCACCCGAATGCCGTAACCAAAAAGAAGTATTATGAATTTATTCAGAATCTACCACTGTTTCTCCCAGTGGAGGAGATCTCAGGCGAGTTTAGTAAACTGATTGACAAATATCCAATTGCGCCATATCTGGACAATAGAGATTCCTTTGTTCGGTGGATGCACTTTATCCATAATAAGATCAACGAAAAACTTGAAAAGCCGCAGCTATCACTAAACGACTTCTTCATAAAATACTATGACGAGTACAAGTCGCACGACGAGAAGCTCGGACAATATTACAAGATTAGAGAGAGGGTAATATATGCTGCGATAATTCTTGGGTTTTCGGGTGCGATATATTATTTATACGACAAATAGAATTTTGCAGGGGGGCAATTTTAATATCTACGATATATATATTGGAAATATGAAAACAAATATGAAAACAAATATGAGAACCAGAACCAATATAAAAACCAGAACCAATATAAAAACCAAACAAGGCGGGAAGGTATTAGCCTCCGGTGGGTTTGGATGCGTATTCACTCCTGCGTTAAAATGCGAGGGAGCCGCACACAGAGAAAAGGGCAAGGTGTCCAAGTTAATGACCGAGAAGCACGCTATATCTGAATACAAGGAGATTAATGCCTTCAAGACCAAATTAGACACTATCAAGAACTACGAGGACTACTATTTGCTATATGATGCTACATTGTGTAAGCCTGCAGAGCTAACATCAGGCGATCTGACCGCATTCGCCAAGAAATGCACTGCGCTGCCCAAAAAAGATATAACAAAGAGAAATATCAACGATAATCGCGATAAATTGTTGATGTTAAACATGCCAAATGGCGGCATACCGGTTGACGACTTTTTATACACACGAGGTACAATTGAAAAAATGTCTTGTGTACATGCAAGTCTGGTTAACTTGTTAAAAAACGGAATTGTTCCCATGAATAAAAAAAACATATACCATTGCGACATAAAGGACTCAAATATATTGGTCCAGGAGACGGACACTGGCCTGAAAACGCGGCTTATTGATTGGGGGCTATCAACCGAATATGTTCCCTTTAAGGATGCGCCATTCCCGTCCACTTGGCGAAATAGACCACTCCAATTCAACGTGCCCTTTTCGGTAATTATTTTTTCCGACGATTTTATTGAAAAGTACACCGCATTTATTAAGGATGGTGGGGCCGCAGAGGAAGCACAGTTGAAGCCATTTGTGGAGGGGTTTGTTGTTTCCTGGATGAAGGAGAGAGGCGGCGGACATTACAAGTTTATAAATGAAATCATGTATATGCTATTTAGTGACAGCATAAAGGACGTCTCTGTGCGAGATATGCCACACGTCATAGAAACGCAAATAACAATGCCCTATATTGTTGACTACATTGTTAATGTGTTGGTCCATTTTACCGTATTTCGCAAGGATGGCACACTGAACCTGCGCGAGTATTTGGACAATGTGTTCGTTGAAATTGTGGATATTTATGGATTTATTAGTGCATATTATCCGATGCTTGAGATATTGCATACTAACAATTCGGCTTTGAGCAATGCGGAACACGACATCTTTAAACAGCTGAAGTTTATGTTTGTTGAATACTTATACAAGCCTCGTCACGAACCAATAGAAATGCGCGCATTGCTTGATGACCTAAAAATTTTAGGCGATACAATTGCAATTAGTGCGACGGGTAGAAAACGTGTTAGCCATCGGTCGGATACAGCTTCTGGCCTAAAAACACGAAAAAGAAGGGTCCTGCGTAGGAACGGGGCAATGTCATTTAAACAGCGTCCAAAATACAGGCGATTTAAAAACCCGGTTTTTCTGTCACCAAAATAAAATCTTGTAATACTGTATAACAATGAACGCTGAATTCAGTAAACTGTGCACCCCGGCCAAGATTTATTTTGCGATCGCGGTGATTTCCTCTGTTATTGCGCTATTTAGCGGAGTTAAGGTAATGGCGGTTGTTTTCAAGTTATTCTTCGCCTTCATCTGGACGTTCCTTTTAGGATGGTTGTGCCAGAAGGGATTTAGAGCTCTTTCGTGGTTTTTGGTTCTGTTGCCGTACATTTTTATTGCGTTGGCCATGTTTGGCATGTATAGAATGACTCACGGTCAGCAACAAATGATGAAGACTGTTCAATTACAAGGCGCGTATGGACAATAAATAGCTGTATAAGACTATTTGTATAGTTGTTGGTAAATTGAATAGGGTTCACTCTGTTCGGAGCTGGGTATTATTATTTTATATATATTTTATATCAGTAAAATATAGATGAGACTTGAAATATTTGTATTAGGATTAACCGCATTTTTTGTATATAACGCATACATGGATGGCAAATATACGAAAATGATGATGTCATTTAAAAAGTACTACAAAATGATATTTTACGTTTGTTTAGGCGTTGGCATATACGTATTATTAAAAAGAAACCCGAACCAGGGCAGGAGCATGCTGCTATACGCAAATAACATGGTCAAATTTATGCCTATTGACAAGACCTCTATGGACATGTTGAGCCCGATTATAGATTTCACCTCCAAAAACGAGACGGATGGCGAGAGCTTTATGGAGTCGTTTAATGGGGTAAGAGCGCCCGGGTTTTGCGGGGAGAGAAAAATCACAAGCTCGGGGAAAACCGGGACAAAGCGGTCTGTTAGCGAGACTAAAAAGAAGTACGTGGCTGCCAATCAGAACTGGAAATGTGGCAATTGCAAGTCCCAATTAGATCACACCTTTGAAATTGACCACAAAATACGATTAGAATATGGCGGGGGGAATGAGGTGGACAATTTAATTGCACTCTGTCGTAATTGTCACGGAAGAAAGACCGCCAGCGAAAATATGTAAGCACCGGGCTTCGCAACGAATTGTATATTTAGCATCTACGCAATGATTCGCTTAAAATGGTATTACTATAATAATAATAATAATTTGTTATAGTAATATAGTAAGATATGAATGCTGTTAAAACTGAAACTCCAACTCTTCCAAATATTTCTGATGTCAAAACCCCCAGTTCGATATATAAACTGCTGATTGTAATTGTAGTCTTGATTATTATATTGGTTTGTCTATTGGCGGGCTGGGGGACCCCGCTTTCATGGCTCTTTACGTCTGCTACATCGCGCACGAACGTTTTGTATGTTGTATTATTTGTTATGGGACTACTGGCGTTGACATTCATGCTGATGCCCGGGGTAAAAGAGATGGGCAACTTGTTTCGTCAACAAATGAAGGGCGCATTGTACGTGATTTTGTATACAGTTGGGTTAATATTGGCCTTTAACGGCACCTCCACAGAGACGATAAATAAATATGCAAAATTGATTACGCCACTTGCAATTGTGGCGACGATATTTGTTTTTTACAAGGGCTGGACTTCCAACGCCGAAGATGGATTCAATGTTAACTACGAGAGAATTAAAACAATGGTCCTTATGTTTTGCCTGTTCACAGTCTTTTGCGTCTTCTATACATATGATCCCGGGGGGTATATGACAGAGTATTTTGGCTACTCGTTTTTACTAACCATTGTACTGACGGCGTTTGCTATTGCGTATTTGATCATTATTCTAACCCTGCCCGACACAGTCAAGCAGCCAGCCGTCGGCGACAAAACAAGTAATTTCCTACAAAATTTTGGCGGATTTGGCATGTACAATGCGATTGCATTTTTATTGTTTATTATTGCGATTGTAATTGTAATTTCAACTTATCCAGGCGGGTTTTTTACGGACAAGACCGCTGCTGCAGGCGAAATTATACTTATACTTGCAATTTGCATAATCTGGGCATCGGTTATGGTTATCACACTGTTCCCAGAAACCCATACTGCGGTGGATACTGCGTCATCAAAGTACCAGGTTAATTATTGGAAACGAGCCCTGTTAGGTCTGTTTAGTGTTGTTATATCTGGGCTTGTTATTGGATGGATTGCCTACAATATTCAACATTTTACCGGAACAACTGGCATAGAAAGGTTTGTATTGAACATGCTGGTGATAACCGTTGTAATCGGCCTAATCTACAAAACCCTTTTTGTTAAGATACCAGGTGACGCCCCAAAGCAAAATTTGGTCTTTTCGCTTCTAACAAATGTAATCTTTTACATTCCCTGTTTATTTAGTGAATTGTTTGATTCTACCGAGAAGGGGTCTTTTTTGATGTTAGCACTCGCGGTTACGCTCCTGCTCGTCTATTTTAAGGGGCCGTCCGTGTTTAATACCGTGAACCTTCAGGGCGGAAAACAACTGGTCAATAAACCTGTAGGCACAGATTCTGTATATTCATTGGGCACCTACCAAGACTTAAATGGCAGCGACAAGTTTGACTACCAATACGCGATTTCATGCTGGGTCTTCTTAGAGTCGGCTCCCCCGAATACCAACTCATCTTATAACAAGTACACGTCTCTGTTAAATTTTGGCAAAAAACCAAACGTTCTTTATAATGGAGCAACAAATACGTTAATGGTGACTATGCATCAGAAGAATCTGAAGGATGTGACAAAGAATAAGTTAACGGATTTTGATGAAAATGGTAACAGGATCTTGTATAAGGGGTCAAACTTTCTCCTGCAAAAGTGGAACAATATTATCATCAACTATAGCGGCGGCATTTTGGACATCTTTATAAACGGGGAACTTGTAAAGTCGGATGTTGGTGTCGTCCCTTATTACACGCTTGATAGTCTCACCATTGGCGAGGATAATGGCGTAAAAGGAGGCATATGCAATGTTGTTTATTTTAACCGCGCGGTAACAACCGCAAATATTTCGTATTTGTACGACATGGTGAAGGATAAAACCCCGCCGGTTCTGAATGATTCAAACGAAACCATCTTGACGCAAAATGTGAATACAACGATTGCCTCGCTTGCGGCAGGCAGCTAAACAAATATATCAATAACGGTTATACAAAAACGGTTATACAATAGTATAATGAAATATGTATGAGTATTTCATTATTTTAGGTAGAAAATATCTTCTTCTATATTATACAATGAGCGCCTTAAGCATCGTAGTTACAGTTGTCGTAATTGTGCTTATTTTTATGATTTTGAGATACTTCCTTTCAGACCCGTATACTGTTCAAAATATGCAGGACGGAAAGATTTCTTCCACCATCCCTGCGGCCGCTTTAGCCACAAATGGCAGTGATGTTCCCTCCAGCAACTTTGCGTACTCGGTGTGGTTCTACGTTAATAACTGGAATTATCGTTATGGGGAGCCAAAGGTAATATTTGGTAGAATGGGTGCGCTTAGCGGAGACGGGGCTGGGTCTATAGACGGAGTTAACGGATTGGACCCCTGCCCGGCCGTTGTATTGGGTGCGGTTGAGAACAACATTTCCATTTCTTTAGGATGTTTCCCAGGAATAGATCAGCAGCCGACCACTCCTGGCGGTAAAACGGTTGTTCATACCTGCTCAGTGTCAAACGTGCCTATTCAGAAATGGGTTAATTTAGCCGTTAGCGTTTACGGCAGATCAATGGACGTCTATCTTGACGGTAAATTGGTTAGAACATGCTTGCTGCCCGGAGTCGCAAATATCAATAATAACGCCGATGTTCTTGTTACACCCAATGGTGGGTTTGAAGGGTGGACATCCAAGTTGCAGTATTACCCGAACTCTATTAATCCTCAGGAGGCGTGGAATATATACACTCAGGGATATTCCAGCTGGTCTGGTATGTTTAGCGCTTACCAAATTAAACTATCTTTAGTAGAAAACGGAAATACTCAAAGTAGTATAACAATTTAATTTCTGCAGTATTTAATTGCCGGCGTAATTAATTTTCTTATTTATTTATTATATATAAATGAATAACGACAATACATATAATTCCATTTCAACAACGCCCAGTGCTTTTGGAACCCGAGAATTCTTGGAATCAAATAGTTTAATAGCAAAGATCGCCTTTCTATTGCTGGTCGTATTTTTCTTTGTAATATTGTTGCGGATTGGCGTTTCTATCTTGGCTTACTTTTTCAAGCCAAATGAGTCGCCTCGGTTGATAGATGGTATGGTTGATGCTTCACAAATGCTCGTTTTTCCGCAGGACCCCAATAGCGTCGGCGCGGTCACGGTGTATCGGTCTGTGAATGCCACGGACGGCATTGAGTTCACATGGTCTGTGTGGATATACATTAACAATCTGAATAATAATGCTCAGACGTATAAGCACATCTTTAGCAAGGGAAATAGTGCATTAAAGGAGACTGGGCTGGTTCATCCAAATAATGCACCCGGCTTGTACATTGCACCAAATACCAACACTCTTGTGGTTATGATGAACACATTTGATGTTATTAACGAGGAAATATCTGTGCCCGATATCCCACTGAACAAGTGGGTGAATGTCATCATTAGATGCCAGAACACGACATTGGATGTCTATGTTAACGGAACCATTGCGAGAAGTGTTGACTTGGTCGGAATACCAAAGCAGAATTACGGCGACGTGTTTGTAGCTATGAATGGCGGGTTTGACGGTTATGTGTCCAATCTGTGGTACTATAACTATGCTTTAGGAACCGCTGCTATACAGAAAGTAACTACGGATGGCCCGAATACGAAGATGGTTGGCACTAATGGCATGAATGACAAGATTTTTGACTATTTGTCGCTGCGGTGGTTTTTCTATGGAGCAGGGGATTCGTTTAACCCGGCTGGACATGAAGGAGGGATGTAAAAACTAATTAGATTATTTATGGCAAATAAATAAATAACCTATATATAGATGTCTCGCGCATATGCATATAACCCAGTACCTACACGCGTTTGGAGTAGAGTACAAAATAAATGCACTTATGTAGACAGTTCAAATAACGCTTATTATCAATCTGTGTTTATTCCATTACCAGCTATTCCTTTTACGCAACAGCCGATGCCTCTTGCAG